GGTATCTTTTTCAATTATATCATCCTCAATGGCATACCAGTAAGGATCTGGACAAAAGAAAGATATTGAACCAGAAGCTATAGCAGCAACTTCATTCAATTCAATAGAATCCTCTACAATAGCATTGATATATTTGTCAGGTTCATCTGAAAATATCAGTTTTTCAGGTTTGTCAGTGTCTAGCTTTTCTGATAAATCTCTAACTTTCATTCTTAAAGATTTCTGATCATTATCAATAAGCATAAAACTAACATCGATGTTTTGTGGTCCTGCTGTTTTATAATATAAGAAAGCCCCATCTCTTCCGACGATAGTGCTAGAAGTAAGCAAGGACGGAGCATTCAAAGGTCTTGAAATGTCCGTCACTCGAATATCATCTGAAAGATCGAAGCCGTTAAAGGTAATCATAAACTACCAACCGCCCTTCGCTCTATTCTTTGAGTCTCTTCTTGAACGTAACTGCGAGTCCATGTGTGGAGCCGTAGCTCTCGCAATTGTTTTACCGTCTAGGTTTACTACAAGGTGTGTTTCTCCTCCACCACCCGAATTTCCTAGAGCTCCTCCAATACCTGCTGCTTTTTCTCCAGCTGATAATGGGGTAACTTTTACGCTCGAACCAGATTTAGAAACTAGCTCAGGACCTGCCTCACCAACGATGGCTTGCCCGTTACCGAAGATTGTACCTCCAGTTGCTAGCATTGGAATATCTGGAATTGTTGGAGCATTTACTCCTGGAACTTTATTAAGAGCTTTTGCAGGTACGTTAAATCCTTTGATGAAAACGTTTACCATCTTAATAATTCCATTGATAACTGTTTTAATTCCACTTTTGATTCCTTCCCATACTCCTAAAACGGCACTTTTCATTCCTTCGAATGCACCCGAAACTCCACCAGTTAGAGCACTTACAGCACCCATTACTACTGATGTTATTCCGTTCCAAACCGATGATGCTACCGATTTAATAGAATTAAAGATGGAAGAAACTGTTGCTTTTAAAGTGTTAAAAGCTGATGAGACCAGAGATTTTGCTTGGTTTACTGGACCCATAATAGATGACTTTATAGCATTCCATACCGAAGTTGCAGTCGATTTGATCGAGTTCCATACCGAAGTAAGTACTCCTTTTATCGAATTCCATACAGAAGTCATCTTGTTTTTAATTGATGTGATAGTTTTAACGAAGAAGTCTTTGATAGGATTCCAGATCGATAATGCCACAGCTTTAATAGCATTCCAAACCGTCGATAACATAGCTTTAAGTGAATTCCATTTCTCTTGGAAGAACTTATAGATTGCTGTTACTGTAGTAATAAAGAATGTTTTTATTGCGTTCCATACTTTTTCAATTTTTAACTTTATTGAATCCCAAGTTTTAGAGAAAAACTCAATCATAGAAGATAAAACTGGTTCTAAGAAATATACTAAAGCATCCCATATAGCTTGAAGATATTGAGTTATGAAATCCCAAACGGTTGTGGTAATTCCAGATATGAATTCCCATACAGTGTTTACAATTTCTCCAATTGCTTCAAATATAGGTTTGACGAAGCCGACTATTCCTTCCCATATTCCTACTAGGAATTCTTTAATTGCCTCCCATGCAATCATTGTGTATTCTTTTATTTTTTCTCAGTTCTCCACGATGAATAATACTAATAATCCTAGAGGTCCTGTTATAACAACTAAGATTACTTCCCACCACTCAGCGAAGAAATCTTTAATAGAGTTCCATACATTAGACGTTGTTTCTTTAATAGACTCCCACATTTCAGAGAAGAACGTTTTTATTCCACCCCATATGCTTGAGGCAAGTCCAGTTATCGTGCCCCAAAGACCGACTAAGAAGTCTTTTATTGCTGTCCATGCTTTAACAGTAAACGCTACTATGTCGTCCCAGTAAATTATAATTGCTGTTACTAAAGCTGCGACTGCAACACCTATAGCAACCCATATAGCGACCGAACCCATTGCTGCAACTCCGATAATACTAAAGGCAGCTTTTAACCATCCAAAGAGTTTAAGCAAGGAGGCAAAGGCTATCAAGGCTGGACCAATTGCAGCTGCAATCATTCCCATAACAACCAAGAATTTTTGTGTTTTTGGACTTAGAGCTTGTAACCACTCAGCGAATTTAGTTACAGCTTTTACAACTGCCTCTAAAGCTGGTTTAAGATGTTCGTATAGTTGAATTGCAACTTCAGAAAGAGACGATTTCATAATCTCGAAACGACCTGCTTGGTTATCCATCATTTCGTCGGACATTTTTTTACCAGCACCGTCAGCATTTTCGATACTATCTTTCAATCCTTCGAAATCCTCAGAGGAAGCGTTGATAATTCCTGCCCATGATTTTTGAGCATCAGCACCGAATATTGCTCCTAAAGCTTGAGCTTTCTGGCTCTTATTCAGACCGTTTAATTTTCCTCTCATCTCTTCAATTGTTCCAACTAAGTCTAGACTTCCATCTTCAAAAGTCTTTACTTCAATTCCGTACTTGTCTAAAGCTTTTTGAGCAACTTTCGTTGGAGCAACAAGTCTACGAATACCTGCAGATAAATGTTGACCTGCGATTTCTCCTTTGAATCCTGCGTTGGCCATTAGACCTAATGATAAAGCTAAATCGTTAGCTTCAATTCCGAGTGTGTTAGATTGACCAGCAACAAGAATCATTGCTTTACCCATCTGTTCAACAGAGGTGTTCGAGCTTGATGAAGTCTTCGCCATCATATCAACTATTCGACTAGTCTCACTTGCTTCGAGACCCATACCGGTCATAGCATCTGTAACAATATCGGAAGCTGTCGCTAAGTCCATGCCACCAGCTGCAGCTAAGTCAAGTAACGCTGGTAGACCTTCGATAATTTTTTGAGAGTCCCATCCTGCAAGAGCCATGTAGTTTATTCCGTCTGCTGCCTCAACAGCTGAGAATTTAGTTGCCTTACCCATGTCTCTAGCTAATGCTTCTAGCTCAGAAATTTCAGATTTCGGCTTACCCATTGTTGCAGCAACTTTAGACATTGTTGACTCAAAGTCTATACCAGTTCCAGCAATGGCAGTTCCTAATCCAGCTAATGGCGCAGTAACCCCCATTGTCATAGACTTACCTACAGACATAAATTTGTTAGAAACAGAATTGATATCTTTTGTAAGACCCCTCATTTTCCGTTCGAACTCTCGGGTATCTGCTCCGATCTTTACGATTAAGCTCATAAGTTATTAGCCACCTACTCTCTTATTTTTGAGAAATAAAAAAGAGAAGCACTAAACGGCTTATTTCTTACCGAATAATGCTTCTCGTTCTTTTTTAATTTCTTCAACAGGAGTTAAATCTTGTGTTTCTTCTTGTTTAAAGAGTTCAACAAAAGGGTCTCCTTTTCCACGCATTAGATTAATCCCAGCGTTTAATATAGTGTTTCTTGTAAGGGTATATTCTGCTTTAAGCTTTTCCCCATGATGTTCCAATAGTATAGAAAATTCGTAAGGTGTCAGATCAAAGAAATCGTCCTTACTTATTTTAAATTCTAGGATGGCAGTACAGTAACAAAATTCAAGGTATTCATCAGTGCTCATTTTTTTACTGGATTTACTGCCATCCTCTTTTAGTTTTTTACTGGAGGTTGCATTTTAATTGCTAGAGCTTTTGGAATAATTGTAGCAAACTCTTCTGGACCAAGCTCTTCCATAACTTCGTCAAAGATATCTAACGCTTCTTCTTGAGTGAACTTTTTCATTTCTCCAGCTTCTAAGCCTTTCCAAAACACATAAGCTAATTTCTCTGGTTCTCGTTGAATTTCCTCACTACCTTTTTCGCTAAGAAGGTCAACTCCCATTCCTTTTAATTCTGTTAAAGTAGAGAACTTAATTTTAAAACGGTAAGAGTTTGAGTTTGTTTGAATAATAACTGATGGTTTCATATATTAATTTCCTCCGATTATTTGTTATATTAGTTAGAAGAAAACGAGTTATTACTCGTCTTCTCCTAGGTTTTATTATGGTGTTGGCTCAGGCTCGGGTTCTGGCTCGGGTTTTCCTCCAAGCTCAGGTTCCGGTTCCGGGTCAGGCTTCACCTCTGGCTCAGACCCTACGCTCCCTTTGTGCGAGTTAG